GTCAACCGGCTGATACAGCGGACTGACTAAAACAAAGCGGCGGGCGCGGACCATCACTCCCCGTGACCACCACGCCCGCTCTTTGTCTTCACTTTTACCGGACGCAAGAGGACTTATATGTCAACACTGCTTGTACCTGGACAAACACTAACGGAGCCGGTCACGTTGGCAGCTTTGAAGCTGAGGCTTCATCTCACAGCCACCAGCGATGATGCGAGTCTCACGGGGATTCTCACACAGGCCCGTGAGTTTGCGGAGCGCGTGTCCCGGCGTGCTTTGGCGTATGCGTCCTATGTGACCACCATGGACCGCTTCCCATATCCGCATGAACCAATCCGGGTTTCTATGCCGCCACTCATCAGCCTAACGTCCATCACGTTTTACGATGACACGCTCACCTTACAAACGCTTGACCCTTCCGAATACTGGACAGCTCCTGCACAGATACCGGCACTCATTGTCCCCACTCCCGGTAATGTTTGGCCCTGTGCGGGCCGCGTACCCGGCTCTGTGTCTCTCAGCTTTAATGCCGGTTACGGTTACCCCGGCGCACCGGCCAACGGCAACACACCGGCCACACCTCCAGGCCCCTCCCTTCCAACGAGTTGGGCCAACAACATCATGGACATTGGCGTCTTCATCTACGAAAACGCGGGCGCACCTATCCCTGAAAACCTTGTCCAGATTCCCAAAGTGTTTGTGTTCTAAGGCGGCCACATGAGACAGCATAGCGCAAGTGAGTTGAGGTATTGGGCCACACTCTTGGCCCCGGACGGCACCACGGTGCTAACGCTGGAGGTTGGCGCGGGCATTGAGGACCTATCAGGCCGCCGCTTGGAGCAAGCACAGCTCATCTCAAGTGAGACATCACACATGGTCTTGTTGCGTTACCTGGACGCACAGCCCCTCCCGCCTCAAGGTTATGTCCAGGTCACGGACCCCGGCAACGGCGCGGTCACTCTGTATGTTGTGGATTACCTGGAGGACCCGCGCAAACCACGCCCGCGTGTGTGGACTGAAGTTTTCTGCCATGTGGAAAGGGATAACAGCTAATGCTCATTGACGGCATCATCTCGCTTCTGACCAACACAAGCAGCATCCGCACGCTAGCAACGGGCGGCATACATGAAGATGAGTTGCCCCGTGGTTATTCGCTGCCCGCAGTGTGCGTGCATCAATATGGCGGCTCCGAAGATACGGACATGGCCGGGCCGATTGGTCTTGAAGAGGGACAAGTCCAATTCGACATATACGCCACAAGCGGGAGCGCGGCGCGGGCGTTAGGTAAAGCCATTGAAGCGGTGCTCAAGCCCTTTACCGGATCGTTGCCGGAGGGCACCAGCGTCAAGCTATTCAAACTTGAAAGGTCAATGGCTATGCCCTTCAGCGCCAAGGGTGACCAAAAGGGAATTGCCAACAGATACTTGGTGGGCCTTGCGGTCACATTCGATTCATCGGCGCTTACACAAGTGTAGTAAAAACCAGCGGCACGGAGCTGTAATCCGTGGGAATGGAGCACCAACAATGGCAATCATCGGACACGGCTCAACGCTCACAGTTATCGGGCCGACTGGCACAAGCACAGTCAACGCGGCAGTGGCTTGCCTCAGCATTGACTTTGGCTCAAACAAGGTGGACACACCGGAGACAACGGACATGTTGACTCCAGGCACAACCAAAGTCTTTATTCCCGGACTTGAAAACTCCGGGGATGTTTCGGTCAAGTACAACGTCAAGCCGGGTGACCCCGGACAGGCAGCATTAGCCACGGCCAAAGGTCAGATTTATGACTTCAAGGTGACTTATCCCGGCAACGTGCGGACGCGGGTTTTCACGGGGATTGTCAACTCGATTGATGAATCAATCCCGGATGACAAGGCGGCAACGAAGTCCGCAAAAATCCAGATCAATGGCAGCCTAGTTGACACGGATAGCACGGGCACCTTGGTGGCTGTGCCGGACTTGGTGGGCAAGACTCAGGCAACGGCAACCACAGCGTTGACCACAGCGGGCTTGACCTTGGGCGCGGTCACGTCACAGAGCGGCTCCGGCTTGACCACTGGACAGGTCATCACCTCCAACCCTGTGATGGGCACCATGGTTGCGCCCGGCACGGCTGTGGCCTTGGTTCTCGAAAGCTAACCAACAACCAACCAACGCGGGGCCGGGCTTCCGGCTCCGCACCACCTAGCAAACGGACGGGGAGACAAGGACCATGGCAAGCGTAATTGAGATTGCAGTCAAACAGCCCAAAGTATTCCGTGTGAATGACCGGGACTTTGCGCTTTTGTTTACGGTGCCTGTTATAGCGGCACTTGAAGAAAAGCTAGGCCGCCCCATGAAGAGCGCAACGGATTGGCTCAAGATTCAAACCAAAGAAGTACGGGACATCCTGGAGGCGGGCTTCACTCACTATCACCCGGAAGAGGCCAAGCAAGTGGCGGATGACATCTCCGTTGCCTTGGAGCCGGAAGAGATTGAGAACGTGATTGACGGCCTTTGCGTGGTGGCTTGTCCCAAAGCCATGGCGCGGCTACAGGAAGAGATGGAAAAAGTCCGGGCGCGGCTCAAGAAAGGACTCCCACCACTCCCAAACGCACCGGGCGCGGGCGTCCTTTAGAAGATGCCCCGCGCACTTGGATAGAGATATGGGCGCTATGCCGGAGGGACCACGGCTTGACATGGGGAGAGTTTCAAGTCCTCACGCTCGCTGAGCTGGAGGCACTTGAAGAGCGCCGGATGGTTGAGGTGCGGCACTCCCGGTTTAACTCCGCGCTCACCGCGTCTGTGACATACAACATGCACCGTGGGGAGGACGCGGAGGCGCTCTCACCCTTTGACTTCTTGCCCGGCTTCGAAAGGGACCCGGAAGAGGAAGAGGCAGACAAGACAAGGCGCTCCATCAAGCACGCCGTTGCTGTGGCCTTCACAGAGATGGGCAATGCCACACCGGAGCAAGTGCAAGCTGAAAAGGCGCGGATGATTTTGCGCATGAAGGCGGGCGGAGTAGAGGACCCGGAGCAACTCATCCGGGAGGTATTCCCGGACTTGTGAGGACACATGGCGGACGGACTCAATCTTCAATACACGCAAGCGGGCGGCTCAATGGACGTGGAGATTGTCACGGAGATTGAGGGCCTTGATGAGTTGGAGGAAGCCTTCACTTCAGGCGGCAAGCGAGCTGTCAAGAAGTTTCTCCGGCGCGTGGAGCTGAGGGCGGCCAAGGTGCTAAAGGATGCGCTTTCAGAAGAGGCACCCTATGACACCGGGGACCTGTCTGAAGACATCCACACACAGACCGTACAGAGTGACGGCGCATTGACCGTCCGTGTGGGTCCGTCCAAGGACACCTTCTATGGGATGTTTCAGGAGTTCGGAGCGCCGGAGGCAAACGTCCCGGCACAACATTGGATGGAGCTGACGGCCAAGGAACATCAGGACGAAGTGCTCCAAGAGTACATGGACGGCCTCAGCGAAGGTCTTGAGGACATGAAGAAATGACCACTCACAACGTATCCGTAGTTATCCGTGTGCAAGCCCGTGGTGTGTGGCTTGTCCGGGTTGGTGTGTCCGTGATGAGGCTTGGCGTTTGGCTTGCCGGATACGGTCTTAAATCCATCAAATTGAAGGTGTCGTAATGGCGCAACCTGTATGGGTTTTATCCGTTGACCTTCAGACGAAGACGGCAACCTTTCAGACCGGCCTTGCTGATGCCGCCAAAGCTGCCCGTGGCAGTTTCAATGACATCAAGGGCGGGGCCGGTGAGATGGGCGGCACCGTTAACTATTCGATGATGGAGGCCCGCCACTCCGTCATGATGTTGGGTGAAGAATTCGGCGTCCATCTGCCGCGTGCTTTGACTGCCTTCATTGCCGGGCTTGGGCCAATTGGTCCGGCTCTTGAGGCGGCTTTCCCCTTCTTGGCGGTTGCGTTGGGCGCAACTTTACTCATTGAGCACTTGGTCAAGATGCACGAAGCCGGGGAAAAGCTGACGGATGACCAAGTGAAGTTTGGCACCTCCGTCCAAAACGCTTTCAATACCCTGGACGAGAAAATCATCCAAGCCAAGATTCGTGCGGATGAGCTGAGGAATGACCACCTTGGTGCGCTCAAGCTGCAATTGGAGCTGATTGACAAGCAGAGCATGTCAGAGCTAGTCCACGCCTTTGAGGAAGTTGCCAAGGCCGCTGACGTGGTGATGAAGGACCTTGAGGGTCATTGGTACACCATCGGCATAGGCTCTGACGGTGCCAAGCACGCCTTGGAGGGCTTCCAAACGCAATACAACTCTCTGCTTGCTCAAGGCAAGGATGAAGCTGCCTCCGGGTTGCTCAAAGGTACGCTTGCTCAAGCACAGAAGGTCTTAGCACTCCAGAAAGAAGGCGCGGCCAACAGCGGCACATTGCTGAGTGCGCCCAAAGACGGCGCGGACATATCGAAGGTATATGAGGCCCAGATTGGCCTAAAG